AATAGTCGCTTTGGAAGGATTCACAGCGGATAAGAAAGTGTGGGTCGCTCAAGTCACGGAAACATCGTGGACAAACACTTCATCAGTTGCAGGAGCTGTCAGTTTCACATTGAACATGGAAACAACAGGCGATCACGGTCAAGGCGTGAGTTTGTTCGATCCTGGTACAGCTAAAACAGCTACAGCAACCGGAACTGTGGTGGACAATTCTGCTTCTTCAAATACTGGAGCTGTGGCGAATCTTTGTGTTGTAACAGCATCGGGGACTTCCCCCACTTTGGATGTTGTGATTCAACACTCAGCTGACAATGTGAGTTACTCAACTCTTATCACTTACACTCAAGCGACTGGCACAACTTCTCAACGTAAAACAGTCGCATCAGGCACAACAATCAACAGATATTTGAAAGTTGTCGCCACAATCGGAGGCACATCGCCTTCATTCAATTTCGCAGTCGGGCTATCCCGACTCTGATTCGATCAGGCAACCGTCTGAAGCGAGGGACATTCAATAGCCCCCTAACATTTAGGAGAAATATATTATGGCTTTCGTAGCTGGTAAAAACAGCGTATTCAAGTTGGATAACAGCGGTGGCTCGATAACCGACTTGAGCGCGTACATCACAGACGTATCAGTGGATTTCGGTGACGATTCTGCTGAAACAACAGCGTATGGAAACAGTTCCAAGGATTACATTTTGACCTTGGCTGATGGTTCCATCAGTGTCACAGCGCTATTCGATGCGACTCTGCTCGCACATTTAGGAGCTGTCAGAGGCTCAAGCTCTACATTGAGCTATGAGTTTTATCCCGCAGGCACAACTGGAGGACTTCCGAAGATCAACGGTGAGTGTATGCTCACTTCAATGTCTCCTGGTTCTGCTGTTGGTGGAACAGCAACCCTGAATTTCGCTCTGCAATGCACAGGAGATCAAACAATCGGAACCGCCTGATACATGGCGACTCCCCCACCGATAAAAATTGACAATCTTCGATATCTGCTGAATCAGCTGAACAGATCAGCTGAGGGTCCCGAAATCAATCGGGCGTTCAAGGAATTGAACTTCAAAGCTGGTTCGATCATCGCGGATTCTGCGGCTCCTAAAGCCCCAAGGGGTGAAGGACCCGGAGCTGGAGCGTTGCAAAAGCGTTCAGTTTACAAGGTGAAACGAGATCGGCTGGAAGCCAAGGTCACGGTGGGAACGAAAAACTATTCCCAACGTAAAGGCACAGCTGGAAACGTGGGAGCTTATTCGGGAATTGTTCACTATGGAACCGGAAAAGGCTTACTCGGAAGAAAACGGAAGTGGCTCTTTAATACTTTCGTCAATAAATACGAGCAAGTAACAAAGTTCTATGAAGAAGAAATACCCAAAATGATTCAAAAACTAATCTCATAAGGAGGGACTATGGAAGAAGAATCAGGAGTGTTCGATATTGCTGAAATTGATATCGACACTCTAAGAATTAGAGAAATTGAGGAGCTGGAGGAGATTGCAGGCGTGTCAGTTGACAGCTTGGATGATCCTGAAGCTCCAAAAGGCAAAGTGATGAGGGCTTTGGCTTACATAGTTAAGAAACGAGAGAATCCTGACTTCACTTTGGAGGATGCAGGGGAACTCGTCATCAAACCTGTAAGTGAATCTGACCCAAAAGAGCGGAACGAGCAAACACCTTCCTAGCGAGAGTTTTAATCGCTTCGAGGTACGGCTTGACGCTTGACGAAGTTATGAATCTCCAGGTGTGGCAATGGGCGACACTTGTGACCCATCTTGAGGAGGAGGCGAAGGCACAACGTGGCTAGTGGAAACAGACCAGTTCTCGTAAGGATTGCTGGTGACACAACTCTTTTCAAGAAATCCATCAAAGGCGTTAAAGGTTCCCTTACCGGTTTAGGCAAAACAGCCAAACTTGCGGGAGCTGGAATAGTCGCTGGAATTGGTGGAGCGACTGTTGGCATCCTAAAGATGGGTAGCACTTTCGAGGAAGTTGAAAGAACCCTTCGGGTGGGTACTGGTGCAACCGGGTCCGCTCTTGAGGGTCTGAAAGACATCACCAAATCCTTGGCGAAGAAAGTTCCAGCTGATTTCAAAGACATTGGGACAGCTGTTGCTGACGTAAATACAAGGCTCGGTTTAACAGGAAAAGATTTAGAGTCATTTTCTGAACAAATGCTGAATCTTTCTAGGATCACCGGAACAGATTTACAGGGCAACATCAAAACAGCGACAAGGGTTCTTGGCGACTGGGGCGATATGGCTGGAACCGCTGAATCTGCGGCTGACACCCTGTTCACAGTTGCTCAGATGACAGGAATTGAATTTTCAAAACTGTCGAATGACCTTGTGACTTATGGAGCGCCGTTGAGACAGGTCGGATTCACTTTTGAAGAATCCGCTTTGATGATCGGCAAGTTTGAGAAAGAAGGCGTGAACGCAGAGCTTGTTCTCGGTTCTTTACGGCAAGCATTGGGCAAAATGGCGCGTGAAGGCGAGCCAGCGATTGAAACTTTCAGACGAACAACAGAAGAAATCAAAAACGCTGGCGATGCTTCTACAGCTAACCGCCTCGCCCTGGAATTGTTCGGGGCTAGGGCTGGACCCGACATGGCGGCGGCAATTCGTGAAGGTCGTTTTGAGCTAGATGAGTATTTTGAGAGTTTGAATACAGGTGGCGACACCATAAATGCGGCTACAAAAGAAACAGAAACACTCTCTGAGAGAATGACCCTGTTGAAGAACCGTGTGATGATGACACTCGCTCCAGTTGTTGAACGTGCTTTCGAGGCGATCTCAAATGCTTTCCGAAAATTAGAACCAATAGTTCAAAATTTGGTTCAAAGAGTAAAAGATTTCACAGAGACAGAACGCTTCCAGCAGATTAAAAGAATCGCGAGTGAAGCGATTGAAACAATCAAAAATGCGATCTCTAAAATAACAGAAAAATTCAGAGAGTTCATCAAAGAAAATCCAAAAGCGGCTTTTGCGGCTTTAGCTGTAGTAATCGGAACGGTACTTCTCGGAGCTGTCATCGCTGTTGTTGGTGCGTTAGGCGCTCTCTTGTCTCCAGTTGTTCTAGTCGTTGGCGCTTTAGCTGGCTTGGCAGCCGGAGCAGTTTATTTATACGAACGATTCGACATAGTGAAGGACACCGTTGATGGCTTCGCTTCGTTTTTCAAAGATGTCGTTTATCCGATAATTAAAACAACAGCTGGACTTCTCGTTGATGCTTTCGAGGTTTGGTTCACAGTAGTCAAGACAGTCATCTCAGGGATTAAAGCTCTGTTTGAGCTGGACTTGAAAGACGCTCTCAGCAATATGGTCACAGCGATACCTGGATTGTTGAACAGTTTGTTTTCCACGATCATGGATGTCATCAAGGGCATAGGTAAAAGAATCGCTGGTTGGATCATTGACGGAATCAAAGCCACGATCAGTTCAATCGACCTTGGAGATGTTTTCGGAGGGATACTCGATGGGGTCGGAGGTTTACTCGGCAAGATTCCAACGCCTTGGAGTGGTTCTCGTAAAACCCAATACGACAGCAGGTGGGACAATTTCGATATTGGTTCCAACAGAGGCAGGAGGATGTCAGAGCTTGATCTGTCAGCTGGTTCGATGGGTTGGTTCAGTAATCCTGAGACAATCATGCACTTTCAGAAAACAGGAATGATGGATGTGTTCAACAAGCTCCGTTCAGCTGGGAATGTTGGAGGTTTAAGCGATGTCATACACATGCAACAAGGAACTGGTGGATACGGCAAACTCACGAACGATCAAATCAGAGTTGTTGTCAACATTGAAGGAAGTCTCATCGGGTCAATGCCCGCAGATGTAATTGAAGAAGTCAGAGTTGGGCTTATTGAAGCTCAGAACTCAGGCAAACAACTTGTCGTTGCTCAGTAATGCCAGCTCCTAGCGTTGAAGTCACAATCAGGTTCTCAGGCGGTCCATCTTTCGGAACGACACTTGTTCTTGGTGATCCATTAGGAAAACTCGGTGAATCCGTTCTCGGAACTTCATCGAATCTTCCAATAGATTTTTCAAACAGGACTCGAAAAGTGGTAATCAGACGAGGAAGAACAAGAGTTCTCGACAAATTTGAATCCGGGTCCTGTTCTTTGGAGATAATCGACACAGATGGAGCTTTCGATCCGACAGGTGGTAGCTATGACATCAAACCGCTCCATCAGGTACGTGTATCAGCAACACATGGAGGGACAGAACGGTTCCTGTTTTCGGGATACATAGTTTCGTGGACATACAATTTCAGAAAAGGCGCAAAAGCGGCTTGGCTGGATTTGGAGTGCATGGATGGATTCAGGCTTTTGAATCTCGCGAAGTTCACTTCTGTCGATAGTGGTACAGCTGGTCAAACAACTGGCACCAGGATGGGCGAAGTTTTAGACGCAATCAGCTTCCCTTCCACTCAACGAGACATTGATACTGGCGATACAACAGTTCAAGCTGATGATGGAACAGAAAGAACAGCTCTTGATGCTGTCCAACTGCTTTCAGAGACAGAACTTGGTGGCGTTTACATGACCGGCGAAGGTGATGTGAAGTTCGTTTCGAGATCAGAAGCGATTAAAGCTCTTGACGGATCGCCAACAGTTTTTGATGATGATGGAACTGACATCGCTTACGAAGGGGTAGCTCTCCAAATTGATGAGAGACTCCTGAGAAACAAAATCAGCGTCACCAGGAGCGGTGGTTCTGTTCAAACAGTTTCCGATGCGACCAGTATCACCAATTATTTTGAACGAAACATGACACGGACAGGGCTTCTGATGCAGACCAACGCTGACGCTCTTTCCCAAGCGAATGCAATTTTGTCCGCTAGAAAAGATCCCGATTTGAGAGTTCAACAGCTGACGATTGATGCAACAGCTGACAACTCCGCGAGAATTTCTGCGGCTTTAGATTTAGATTTTTATTCCCCTATTACCGTTAATCGTTCTTACCCGAATGGGACCCGGACAACAAAAACTTTGACCGTTCAAGGGGTGCAACACACGATCACGCCGTCTATTTTTAAGACGACATTCACAACAACAGAGCCTTTGGTTGCAGGATTCATTCTTGGTTCCTCACTCAATGGCGTTTTGGGAACTTCGGTTCTCGCTTATTAGGAGGAAACATGGCTGGAGCCGGTTTTAAGACATTCTCAGATGGCTCGGTGCTTACCGCCGCAGAAGTCAACACGTATCTGATGCAACAAACCATCATGGCTTTCGCAGATGCGACAGCTAGAGATGCGGCTATCTCAAGTCCGTCAGAAGGTATGTTTGTTTATCTGACAGGAAGCAACGCTCTCCAGTTTTATGACGGAAGCTCTTGGACAGCTACTTCACTAACCGCCGATATTACCGCTGTGACGACATCAGCCACATCAGGCTTGGCGGGTGGAGGAAATTCAGGAGACATAGCGTTGACGGTTGATACGGATGCAAAAGGCGACCTGATAGTTGGTACTGGAGCTGATGCGGCGACAAAGCTGACAGTCGGTTCTAATACTCAGGTTCTTACAGCAGACAGCTCGACAGCATCAGGGTTGGCTTGGGCGGCGGCGGCGACTGGTGATGTGACTGGAGTAACGGCTGGAACGAACATTGATGTAACAAATCCAACTGGACCCACTCCAACAGTCGATCTTGCGATTGATGCGGCTGTTGATGTCGGTTCTGACGGTTCAGGTGTTGACGTAAGTTTTCACAGCACCACAGCTGGAGATTTGGTGTTATGGGATGCGAGCGACAAGTCGCTTGAGTTCACAGATTCAACAATCAGTCTTAATGGAGCGCCAGCAGGCTCTTGGACAGACGCAAATATTGTCCTTGCTGGGCAAGTATTCGGAAGCTAGGAGGCTTCAATGGCAACATTTTCAAAAGAGTTATTATCAGGAAGCACTAACGGCAAAAATGTCAAAGTGGTTGCTACGGCTACGGCTGGTACGACTATTCATACCGCTACAAGTGGTACTTCCAACTTAGACGAGGTTTGGCTTTACGCTTGCAACACAGACGCAAGTGATGTGAAGCTCACCATCGAATACGGTGGCACAACTTCCCCTGATGACCTTACCGAAGTCACTATTTCCGCTGAATCAGGATGGACACTTGTGATACCAGGATTGCTTTTACAGAACAGCTTGGTGATTAAAGCCTTCGCCGCAACAGCGAACGTTATCGAAGTCAACGGTTACGTCAATCGAATAACAGCCTAGGAGGGATAGTAAATGCCTGACATAAGAAAGTATTTTCCAAATTCTAAAGTAACAGATTGGACTGGTGGCTCTTTCGGAGCTGGTGGTGGCAGTCTTGAATTTTATGGTGAAGGCGGGAATGTCAACATTTTTGAGGACCCAGCAGGACAGTTGTGGATTTCGCATGAGATGGTCGCGACAGGGAACTTCACAGTCAAAAAAGGTTCAGGAAACATCAACTATTGCATTGTCGGTGGCGGTGGTGGAGGCGGTGGTTCTCCTAGCCAGCCAGCACCATGGGGTGTTCAGATTCACGGTGGCGGTGGCGGTGGCGGTTACGGCGAATGGGCAGATGAGCCTGTTTCAGTAACTGGTGGACCCGGTGCGAACGGTGTTTATCCGATAGTTATTGGAGCAGGTGGACCAGCTGGACCGCCTGTTCATTCTGCTCCTGGTTCTGATTCTTCTGCATTTGGTAACACACGAAACGGTGGAGGCTGTGGCGGTACTTCTCTCCCAGCAAATTCTGGTCAACCTTATTGGACAGGAGCAGGTGATGGCGCTTCAGGTGGTGGTGGTTCTTACAACCAATGGGGATGGTCGCCAACTGACCTTGTTAACGCTGGCGCTGGAAACACTCCAGCTTTATCTTCTCCTGAAGCTCCTGTTCAGGGGCATAACGGAGCAATGGGCGCTGGTAATTACAGCCCTTGGGGTCGTGGAGGAGCTGGTGGTGGCGGTGGTGGCGCTGGTGGCGCTGGTAGTGCTGGTAGTGCTGGACCGTATGGCTGGTACAACCCGACTTATGCCAATTACGGATTCGGAGCAGGCGGAGCTGGTGGTGTAGGTAAACAGAATACTTTGAAAAGTGCTAGTGGTGATTATTACGGAGGAGGCGGTGGCGGTTGTGGAACTACCCAATTAGGACTTGACCCAGCTCCTTATCGAAAAGGTGGAGCTGGTGGCGCAGGTGGTGGAGGTAATGGTTTCACCGACCCTTCCCCAGTTCCTTGGGCACCAACTTCAGCTTCACCACAAGTTGAAAATTGTGCTGGAACAGCCAACACAGGCGGTGGCGGTGGCGCTGGTACAGGCGGTACTGCTGGAGCTGGCGGTTCGGGTGTCGTAGTGATTGCTTACAAGGCATAGGAGAGACATGGCACACTTCGCAGAAGTAGACAAAAATAATATTGTGATTCGAGTGGTCGTAGTCGATGACAGCACCATTCGCAATTCAGAAAACAGAGAAGATGAAGCTCTTGGGCGAGCCAACTTAGAGGCACAACTGGGAGGGACTTGGATTCAAACTTCTTACAACGGAAAGATTCGCAAACACTTCGCTGGAAAAGGCATGATTTGGGATGAGGGAAGAAACGCTTTTTACGGTCAGCAACCGTTCAAGTCGTGGATTTTGAATGAAGAATCCTTGCAATGGGAAGCCCCAACTCCTCTCCCTGAAGATGCTCTCCAAGGCAGAGCTTACGAGTGGAACGAAAAGAAGAAGCAATGGGAAGAAGATGTGCGACCACCTTCTTGGAGCTGGAACCCTGATGCAATTTATGATGACCCAATAAGCGGAGAGTCATATCCTAGACCGCAATACGAACCACCTGTTGCTTACCCTGATGACCCTGACAACCAATATGACTGGGATGAAGAAACAACGAGCTGGGTTGTAAGACCGAACGAATAAACAAAACAAGGAGGGACAAATGCTGGAACCAAAATGGTTAGACCAAGCAATTTGCCAATATGAAATGCCCGACTCGCAAGAGTTGTGTGCCGAAATAATCGAAAGACTTAAACCTTCAACCAGGTGGGGAGCATCTCAAACAACAGGAGGGATGCAACCCTATTCGAGAGAATCCGACCAAATACCTTTTGAAGAAAACAGTCCAGCTGTAGAGCATGAGCCTGTTCTTGCTTTCGCTCAACAAAGCCTCAATCATTATTTGGAGCAACTCCCTGATGCAAAGAATCAGCCTTCTTTTGGTTTAGTGGAGGGATACAACCTTCTCCGATACCAAGGGGATGGTAAACACGGTTATCACGCTGTTCATTCTGATTTCGGGTATCCGAGTCTTGTTCACAGGCATTTAACTTTCACGATGTATTTGTCAGACATTGACGAAGGTGGAGAGATTGAATTTCCGACTCAAGGGGTGATGGTTAAACCGAGAACTGGGAGAGCTTTAATCTTTCCAGCCTTTTGGCTTTACTCTCACCGAACTTTGCCTCATCGGACTGGCGAGGAGCGATACGTTTTCAACATTTTTTATGGTTTCCAAAACCAGGAGGTCGCCCAATGACTTTCAGTAAGTGGGAAATCCAAAAAGGGCAAGACTACATCGTCAAAAAGAAACCCGACTCACTCTCAGAAGATGACTTGGCGTTTATTGAAAAATATGCCTTGTGGTTAGAAGCATCATCAGAGTGGCAAGGCGATTCTCAAAGTCCTGAAATGTTCTATGCTTACCGAAACCAAGTCATGTCTTATGTTCAATTTATCCTTCACAAAGAAATGGAAAAAGCAACAGGGCTGAATCTCTTACCTACATATAACTATTTTAGGATTTACAGAAACGGTGCGATATTAGAAAAGCACACGGACAGACCAGCTTGTGAAGTTTCAGCAACAATGCTTATCGGTAAGAACTACTCTCCGACTTGGGCGTTGCACGTTGGAGAAGGTGAAACAGCTCGCGCGGTAGTTCAAGAAGTCGGAGATTTCGTTCTCTATCGTGGCTGTGAGTTGTTTCATTGGAGAGAAACTTGGGAAACCGATGCCGACAATTATCACATTCAGCTATTTGTTCATTTTGTTGATGCAGATGGACCCTATGAGATGCACGAAGGTGACCGTCTTAATCCACAGAACACAAATTTGCCCAATTCTCACTTGGGTTAAGAGAGCCGACTATTGACGAGAAGGCTCGCTTATGTTCAGGAGCTTTCACTTTCCAACAAGGAGATGAAATGACAGAGATTGACGACAAGGAGCTGTTGATGCAGTTCCGTGAAGAAGATGAGAATGTGCTGTTGCTTGACCCTTTGACCGCTTTCAGATTGGCTGAAGCGTTCAGAACAGACGAGCATCTTCGAGAAGTGCTTGTCATAACGAGCGCTGTTCGACCTAGAGAAGAACAAGCCGAGTTATATAAGGCTTACAAAGAAGGTCGCGGAGTGTTGGCAGCTAATCCCGACAGGGAGTTGGCTGGCGGTTGGCGCGGTAGCTATCACATGCAACAAGCGAATTTGGATGGAACAGCTGGTTACGGTTACGCCGTTGATGTGAGTCACAAGTGGCGTTCCACTTGGTCGCGTATCCATCGAACTCTCAGAGGAGTTGGTTTATATGCGAACATTGCTGAGGAGCCTTGGCATCACGTAGCTCAAAGCCCTTCTGTGAATGGAGCCAAGCCCTTACCTGGAATCTACCCCGACTGGTGGAAAGGCTCTAGGGAAGAACCTGAAGATTTCAATGACCCTGTTGATGATGTAGCAATCGACTGGGGAGCTGTTCTGAAACGAATTGAAGAACAGGGAAAACTTGTCTCGGAGAAACCAATCAAAAAAGGTATTCGAGGTGATGCAGTTACAACTTTACAAACCCGATTGAAAGCTCTTGGGCTTGATCCGGGTCCAATAGACGGCATAGCTGGCTCCAAAACGGAAACAGCTGTTGCACGTTTTCAAGACAAAAGGGGACTTCTAGTTGACGGCGTATGTGGTCGGATGACTTGGGATGAACTTTGGAAAGCAGATGAGAAATGAGTTACAAAGATTTAGCAGAACGAACAATCGCTTCAGGCATTCAAGGATGTCTTGCGGCTCTCGGCACTAACAGCGTTCTTGATATGGGCGTTGACCAATGGAAACTGATCGCAATGGGCGGTGTCACAGCTGGTCTTGCAGTAATTAAAGGTTGGGTCGCTAGTGTCCTTCCTATCGGAGATAAGTCTCCTAGTTTGGTTAAGTGACAGACAAAAAAGAAGAATCAACCAGCTGGAAGCAATGGAAACTTCCGCGCATGAATCTCGGAACGGCAACTTCGATTGTTGTCGCTCTTGGTTTCATATTTTGGCAAGGAATGATGATTCGTTCACAAATAAACGAGAACAGCAACTCTGTTGAAGCTCTAACAACAGCTATTGATGAGCTGTCCTATGCGACAGACTTGGCAAACCAGGTGAGCATGAGAACAGATCAGCTGTTCACTCAGATGCAGGACATTCAACGAAACGCTGAGAATGACGCTTTCGCTTGGGCTGATATACAAACCAACATGCAACAAATATCAGATTTGACTATTGATATGTCAGATTTGGAATGGAAAGTTGATGATTTGGTTCTTCGAGAAGCTGAAAGTGAATCTTTGGAACCTTGGGAGCTGGATGACATCAAAGCTCGCTTGGTTGCTGTTGAAACTTTGGGTTGGTCAAATCCTGACGACACATGGGAGATGGATGACCTTGTGAGGAGGATGACAGTTCTCGAAACAACTGTTTTTAATGAAGAAGATGTCTCATGGAAAATTGATGACTTAACAAGACAAGTTCTTGAGCTTCAATGGAGTTCCGGGTCCGATAATCAATGGCAACTGGATGATCTTTACAACCAAATTTATGATCTTGGAGGTCGTGTTGAAGTGTTGTGGTCTGTTTTAGAAAGTAGAAGCTGGGCAAACGAACTGTTGGGATCCCTTGGAGGGTAAATGGCTGAAGAAGAAAAAGACAAACTCTCACGAACCACGAAACTTGTTGTCGCTGTCACAGGTTTGTTGGTCGCTGTCGGTACTCTAGTCGGAGCAATATCGGTGACACTTGGAGGCGGTGGAAGTGATGCTCCTCCTTATAGCTACACAGTTATTCATCTTGGAGATGGTGAAGGAATGACTTCATATGATGATTTTCTCCGAAATCACCCTTCAGGCTAAAAAAGCTCCTCCATACAGCCCTTCTAAGGCGTTTCCAGCATTGCAGATGGGTCATAGGTCATTGAAAAAATAGCTTTTATACAACAATTTTATAGTTCGCCCCCTTCCAGCTTGTCGGTCCCTCCGCTAGTTGGGAGGGGGTTTTTCGCGTTATGGGGTAGCACTATTCACAGGCTTGTGGATAGATGCTTGGGGATAAATAGGGGTGTCCCCCCAAAACCCCCCCAAAATTCGCCCAGTATATGAAAGACTGTGTGATGTGGAAGCGAGCAAAAACACCGAGCTACTGCGGAAAAGCCTATGTTTAAGGTGTATCCACAGGGGTGTGTATAGGGGTTACTTATACGTACTTGTTCGGAGGCGCTCAAAGCTCTGTGGGACAAAACCGCAGGTCAGAGGGCTGTTGGGACACCTGGGAGGATCATATCCCCCCAAAACCCCCCCAAAATTTTTGCTTGTTGCGGAAATTTATCCACAAAACTCCTTGCATCGCGGTGACGGTGTGAGGAACTATCAACAATGGAGGGACAAGCAATGCACAAACCGTCAGGCACTTTCAAACTTGACATAAATGGAAAATACGGAAAAAAGGGTTCTTATTACGTTCGTTTTAAGTTCCCTGATCCGATTACTGGTCAACGTAAAGAAAAAACAAAAGGTGGACTAGCTACTCAAGCTGAAGCCAAGTCAGTTCTTTCTGATCTGATGGCTGAAAATTCATCAGGTGAACTTGTAATTGATAGGGGTTTCACAGTTGCTCAAGCATGGGAATTGTATGTGGAGGAGCTGGAGATGCGAGTGAAGCTCGGAACAATCAAGAAAAAGACGCTCGACAATTATGCCACTATTTATGAATTACACATTCGCCCTCGATGGGGTAAGCGTGTCATGGCTGAAGTACGCCCTTTGGACATAGTGAGATTCTTCAAGGATCACGACAGGCTAAGACGCGATTCAAATGTTTGGCATATAGTCAGGACTTGCTTCGCGATTGCTCACAAAAACGGCTTTTTAGGTTCCAACCCTTTTCTAAGAGTTAAGAGATCAGATGTTGTTTCAGAGAAAAAAATCAAGAAGGCTGAAAAATTCTGGAATGTTGAAGAACTCAAAACTTTCAGGGATGCAATAGCGAAAGACGATCACCCTGAGCGGTGGTTTTACGAGATCATTATTTTCAGCGGTTTAAGAAGGGGCGAAGCGATAGGAATATGTGATGATTCTCTTGATTTGACGGACCCGGAGAAGCCAACTTTGACAATTAAACGACAACTTACTTTGGATATAAATGGGAATCCTGAATGGCAAACTCCGAAAACTCTCAGCAGTAATAGAACAGTCATTTTGATAGATGAAGCGGTCACAGCTATCAGGGAGCAACAATTCAAGCGAGCCACCTATGAACTTGAATACCAGGAGGAGTGGACTAACGAGCGTGGAGCTTTATTCGTGAACGCTGATGGCTCAATTCTCAATCCTGACAGTTTCTCAAAAAGGTTCAGCAGGTACGTGAAGGAACTGGGTTTGACCAACATCGGGCTTCACGGTTTGAGACATACTTTCGCCACGGTTGCTCTTGAAGCTGGAGTTCCCTTGAAGGTTCTTTCAGATATGTTGGGTCACTCAGAGATCACCGTCACGGCTGATATTTACCAGCACGTAACTGTTGAGAGCAAAGCAACAGCTTTTGAGCAAGTTGCAGGTTTAATTCGTTAAAAAACAAGATTTTTTTCTGTGGAAATTGGCAGCAGAAATCTGAGAGATCACTGAAGTAACAGACACAAATTCTTCGGGTTTGTGGATAAGGCTTGTGGATACATGAGTTGACAGTTTTCAGGCATTGAACTCCCTGTTAATCGGTGTCAAGATTGCGCCATGAACGGATTAAAAAACTACGAAGAAGTAAAAGATCGAATCCCACTCTTTTGGGAGAAGCATCCAAGTGGAAGAATAGCGACAACAATCATTTCGGACTTGACTGACATCAATACGATAGTTTTTCGAGCTGACTTGTATTCAGACAAGGATGACCCGACTCCATTCAGCACCGGTTACGCTTCGGAGACTGTCGGCGTTGGAGGAATGGCGAACAAGTTCTCTCATGTGGAGAATTGTGAGACAAGTGCCATCGGTAGAGCGTTAAGCAATGCGAATCTTTACAACAGGAACATGCCACGCCCTTCAGCTGAAGAAATGGCAAAAGTGAAACGAGGAGAAAACGCAAACAAGGGGGAACCATTTTTGACGGAGGAACCTGAAGCGAAAAAAGAACCAATCCAAGCGGACACTTTGAAAAGATGCACTTCAATGGCTTTGAAGCTCGATGAAGTTCGGGGGGAAGAATGGTCGATCTATCGGGAGAAACATCCCAAATATAAAGAAACACAAAAGAACGCTGAATCAGCTGAGAAGTTTCTGAAAGCTCTCATCCAAGAGCAAGAGCTGGAGTTGAGATCTTCAGCAGGGGTCGAATAATGGTTATTCAGATCAGAGAAAAGAATCGCCGACCTTGCAAATGTGGTTGTGGCATTGAGGGAGTGCCAGCTTCAACTGGTAAAGGTCACGCGAGAGCCTGCAAATGCCGAGCGTGTATCGCAGGGCGAAATTCGAGAAGGGGTAAACGCCTTCACCGTGACGTTGCGAACAAAATCGGAGCATCAACTGGTTACGGCACCAGCTCCCATGAAGAATCTTGGGTGCATGAATGGCGGTGTGAAGTCAAGACAGGAAAACAAATCTCTCCGATACTCACGCGCTACCTAGACGCGAGAAGCCAATCCAATTCTTCAAGAGCCATTGGTGATGTTCGCCCTTTTGTCTTTATAGCTGATCCTGGTGTCAAGGGTCAGCCAACATTGGCGATCATTGATCTTGATGATCTGATGAAAATGACAGGAGTTGGTGATGATTCCTACTCCTGAGCAAATCATCGAACTGTTCAGATCAGCTGGTTGTCCATTAACTCATGTGGAACTCTTGAATCTTTACTCACAAGTATTCACTCCAATCTCCGGGTCCGTATTGCAAGGCGCTCGAAGGGCTTTGTTGCAAGATGGGGTGATCTGCAAGTTCGGGAAAGTTGAAACTGGAACAGGGCGACACCTGGAATCCTATGGTTTGAGTGAATGGATTGGAGTTTCTCCAGCTCTTGTTAATGGTGAATTGGAGGAAATTGAGATTGATGATTAAAAAAACTCCTCCACAGATCGCTTCTAAGGCGTTTCGAGAGAGTCCAATGGGTCATTGGTCATCTGAAAAGAGGAGCTTTTGAGTGAATACTTCAAGTTCAACTGGCAAAAAAAGTTGGGCGAAACAGAAATCTCAGCTCCTGCGAAAGCAATCGGGATGTGGTTATCCACTTGGATGAAAATGGATGGTTCCAATGCCTACCCTTCGTTTCAGACTTTGGCAGCACAGTCCGGTTATTCGGTTACGACTGTTAAAAAAGGGATTAAAGAGTTGATTGAAGCTGGCTGGATCATTCAGGTGAGAAAAGGTGGCTCACCAACAGGCGGTGAAAGAATCTCCAACAAATACAAAGCTCAAATCCCTACACTAGGTCGCGAGGATACTGGGTCGGGAAATGACTCGGTTGCAGAAATAGGGTTACTGGGTCAGCTAAATGATGGCACTAGGTCGTCAGCCGACTACAAACAAGTAAGGAACAGAGTAAAGAACAAGGGAATAATAATTGAATCAGAATACGGAGAAATGCAGTATTGCAACAAAACAAAACAATGGCTATTTAAGGAGGAAATAGAAAATGGCGCTACTGAAAAGAACATTCGGCAAACAGCCTGAGAAGCAAAACCAGGAGGAAGAAGAATGGGTCGATCCTGTTGAACGAGGGCGCGGTGGTTTAGAGACTGCAAGAGTGCCTGTGAAATTCGACTTGGATACTCTCGATTTGATTGATGATGAAAGAGGCAAGTTGTCACGTTCACAATTTATTCGCAGAGCTGTCGATTATGAACTTGGGAAGCTGTAATGAGCTGGGCTGATGCAACGCTGTTCATTCTGTGTCTGATTCTTTTTGTTGTCGCTTATATGTGTCTTTTGAAATTCATCGCCATGCACATGGAGAAACTTCGTTCAGATATCTTCTCAAGTGTCATTTCGATAATGAGTGCAGTCAGCGAAGGAATAAAAGCTGGTTTGAACAAAGAGGAGCTGGACCCGGAGAACATTAAGAACAATGGTCACGGTATTTAAGCGATTCGCTGTAGCGCTTTTCTTTATCGTGGCGCTTTTTATTTTGGCGCTTGGAGAAGATTGCGAAGCACAAGCACAGAAACCTGATTATCCATATCAGGGTCTATGTGAAAAAGGCAACGGCGATCTTTACACGGCGGCTTTCATTATCAGAGAGTTCGGAGTTGAGAACGCTGTCAAAGCTCTCAGGATCGCTGGTTGTGAATCTTCTTTTGACCCTTACGCGAACAACCCTTCAACTGATGCTTCAGGGATTTACCAATTCAAACCACAAACGTGGCTTTGGGTTTGTCAAGAAGCAGGCGTTGATTGTAGTTTGAACGCGCGCTATGACGCTGAATCAAACATCAGAGCTGGAGCATACTTAGCTCTAAGAAAAAGAGGAGGAGGGTGGCAACATTGGGAGTGCAAGTAACTGAGACAGGTGGAAATTCGGATTGGCTTCTCTTGGCGGCTTGCAAAGACGCGCCAGCTGAAGTGTTTTTCCCTGAAGGGGGTTGCAGGTCGCGGGTAGTTCGTGAAGCTGTCAAACATTATTGCGGGAGATGCCCTGTTTGGAATGAATGTTTTGAAAACTCTTTTCATGCAAACAAGTATTTCGGAGATTTACCCATCGAAGAAGAAGGCATTTGGGCTGGGTTAATTAAAACTGATCGAAAGAGATACAGGAACGATCCTGCGAAAGCTAAAGCTCATGTTCTAGGGATCGAAACACGATGAGAACTTTTTCTTTTGGTGGCGGTGTTCAATCAACAGCTGTCCTGGTGTTACAAGCTCAGAACAAATTGCCTGATCCGTATGACGTTTTCTTGTTTGCGAATGTTGGTGATGATTCGGAGCATCCTGACACGATTGAGTATTTTCATAATGTTCATAAACCCTTCGCTGAAAAACACGGAATCCAGCTCGAAGAAATAAAACGAGTTAAACGAGATGGAACTACTCCAACATTGCTGGAAGAAGTAATGATTCGAGACAAAAGGGGAAGCGGTCCCCCATTGCCCATGTGGCTTGAAAATGGCGCGCCAGCGCGGAGAATATGCACTTCCGATTGGAAGATTCTTGTGGTTCGTAAGTGGCAACGTCAAAACGGTTCAAGTAGAGACAACCCTTTTGTATGTGGTCTTGGGATTTCAGTTGACGAGATACATCGCGCACGTACCGATTCGGGGTTTCCTGACCAAACCCTTGACTATCCACTCATTGACATGGGATTAAGAAGAAGTGACTGCACTCAGATAATTAAAGAAGCTGGACTTCCTGATGTTGGTCGTTCTGCTTGTTGGTTCTGTCCGTTTCATGGGAAGCAACATTGGCGAGATTTGAGAAATAAAAGACCTGACCTATTTGAGAAAACTGTCCAGCTTGAAAAACAATTAACCAAAACAAGACATAAAGCGAAAGAAGAAGGCAAGAAATTTGCACAACTATCGCCGAATATTTATTTCTCGCGTTTGAGTACGAAAGTCGGGTTGCCTCTCAATGAAGTAATAGACGACCAGCTTCAATTAGATTTAGACGGTCCCGATTCGTGTGATTCAGGAAGCTGTTTCACATGAGAAGAAGCGAAATCAACGACCATATTCGGGGGATTGAATCTTCAATGAAGTATCTCAAAAACTCTGCTTCTCCAGCTCATAAACTTTTGGAAAGCTGGGGAAGGTCAGGATTCCCAGCAGACACACGGTTGGACAAAATCCGTTCTCCTGGTTCGGGTGGTAGTCCTGTCGAACTTGCTGTTCTTTTCCCTGATGAATGCTCAACGAAAGCTGACCGTCTTGCTCATTGCATAAAACAAGCAAAACTTTTGTTATATGAAGCTCAATCAATTTCAAAAATGACGCTTACTCCAGCTGAGAAGAAAGAACGAGTGAATCTTGTCGCTGTTTGTTTGAACTGTTCAGAGCCTTGTGTCCCTAGAGCAAAAAAAGGGCGATGTCCTGCATGTTACGAATACCTGAGAAGAACTGGAGAGGAGCGAAACAAAGATGAAGGATGAGGCAAAAAAGTGGATACGAGAAGGAATCGAGAAGGGCTTTTGTTCTTTCGAGTGGTGCGAAGTCCATGAACCTGTGCTTCTCACCAACAACAGAGACAAGTGCTTCGTGGTTGTTCAGATATTCGACTTGAATCACATGGAAGGGGAAACAATCCTTGACTGATAAAGAAAAGAACAAGGTCGCTGTTCATTCCGACATTGACACTATTTGGGGAAGGCAACACTTCGACCCTAAGAAGGGAACCTCATGGCACACCTTCACAGACGGAGTGGACACTCGCCGGCTTATTCCATTGAGAAAGAAATACAGGAGGCAATCGTGAAAGAACTGGAGCTTCACACCTATTGTCGAGATTGTGGCGATGATGGACCGATCAAAAGATTCAAAATCAAAGGTGAAGAACCTACGGAAGCTGAACAAGAAAGAATCAGACAAGCAAAGGCTTGGTGGTGTCCTTCTTGTATGTATAACTTCTAATGAAGTATGGAAGTTTTTGCACCGGATATGGCGGTCTTGATCTCGCTGTTGAAACGTATTTCGAGGATGCTGAAATGCTTTGGTATTCAGAAGTTGACAAAAACTGCAACAAAATTCTTGAACACCGTTTTCCAGGTGTCACCAACATTGGAGATTTAACACAAATAGAGAACTGGAATGAAATCCCGAAAGTGGATTTGATTTGTGCCGGTTTTCCATGCCAGCCGTATTCAACAGCTGGACTAGATAGAAAAGGAGATGAAGATGAAAGAGCAATCTTTCAATACATTGCCGACTCCCTCGGCGTTTTGGGATTCCCTGAGCTGTTCTTGGAGAATGTCGCAGGAATCCTTACTCTCGGAGGAACCAGCGTTATTGGATCGCTTACCGAAATCGGGTATGACTGTCAATGGCAAATTGTACGAGCGAGCGATGCTGGAGCTTGCCACCGAAGGGCTAGATGGTTCTGTATTGCTAGTCACTCCGACAGCAAGCGAAAAAGATCAGGGGCGACCCGAACGATACGTGCAAAGGGGGCTTCTGAACAACAGATCGACAAGATTCGACCTGACGGATCAGATCGCTTACCTGAAAACGCCTCAATCAACTCATCACATGCAGGGGGACCCGGAGAGATTCAAGGAGAGAGCGGTGGAAAAGGTTTACTTCAAGAAAGAGGGGGAGGAAGAAACCGAGACAAGGTACGACCTGTCGGATCAAGTGGCGTATTTGGAGCTTCTACCGACTCCAGTCGCGTGGGACAGTTCAAGGGGAGCGGACAATTCAGCGAAGAAGGGGGATGGGAAACGACCCAGCAAAAGTCAGGGGACATTAAACCTAGCCGGAGCGATGAACTTGTTGCCGACTCCAGTTTCGAGAGATCACAAAGACACAGGGAACATGGATTATCAGAGACAAGCGGACAGGAGCATTCTGACTGGGGTGGTTATGGTACAGCTGTCAGAAGATGGGAAGGAATCACAGGAAGAACAGCTCCACCTGGATTGAAGGATGGGAAACTTTCTTCTTCCTTTGTCGAATGGATGATGGGACTCCCTCTCGGTTACATCACAGATCTCGGACTTTCGAGAGTTGCTGAACTGAAAGCTCTTGGGAATGGGGTCGTGTGGCAACAGGCTTATTTGGCTCTTATTATCTTAAATGAACAAAATTGACCAACTAGCTATCTCAAAACTGGAAAAAGCCCCCACCTTGTTCGATGGGGGCTAATTCACCAGCTGGTGATCTGACGTTTTATTTCCAGTTATTCTGATCTTCTAAAAAACAGGGGTTGCACTCCTCATGGAGTTCAATGTGAAACCAACAGTCTTTTTCGGTGTCGTAGATCACGTTTTGTCCGCAATCGACACACTCCTTGAAATCAACAGAGTTTGGGAGTCTTTCCATTATTGAACCTCCTCGTAAAGAGTGGGAAAGATATCTGATTCAACACAGGCAAAGATTCCTCCTGAGTAGTAACCATCTTTTTCCATTTGAGCCAAATAAGTGTCTCTTGCATCATCCAAGCCATGAGCTACTGTCCAAAAAGATTCGGTGTCGCTCTTGTCCTCGTTCTCAAACGAGGCAACAACTATGAACAAACCATCTTCGTTGTGTCTCAGCTGATTCAGCATGTTGGCGACAGCGATTTTGGCTTCGGGTATTGGTGTTACTTTATTCATTATTTTTCCTCCAGTATTTTTCTAACTTTTTCGTGGCTGATTCCACATGCTTGCCCGATGTCTCTCAGACTTGCTCCATGCTCTCTTGCATCTCTCATCACTTGATGAAGATGAGCCTCAAGCACGTTCATCTCTTGTTGTAGTCCTGTCACAAGACCAAGGGTTGCTTCTTTAGCGTTCATTACTGTCCCGCCTTTTCAAATGTCATTCGAGGGTTGACCTTTGTTGGATCCCATTTCGCCCACGCTTGGGGGTATAGCTCAAAGAGTCCCCATCCACCTTGAAATCTCCATTCAGCTTGTCGATAGCGAATATGGTCAGCTAGTTCCTCCGTGAATATATGCTCCGTGTAGTCAGCCCTGAACACTTTCTCTTGTTGCCAATGCCATTGGTTGACTATTCCTTCGATTTTGTCAGGGTCGTCATCCAAGTGGAAATCAAAGTCAAGGAAGGCAAGAGCGTCTGTCCATGCAACCGCTTCTTCTTCGCTGGTTATCGGAAGATAGAAGGCTCTTATCATTGCGACAAGACTGCTGGCAAGATTCTCCACGCCTTTGATGTATGAGTGCTGGAAATGAATCCCACCGTCTTTCTCCATGTCATGCCAGTTGGCGTAGTGACCAATATGGAACTCATCCCAGCAATCACCGAATCCACGATCAGCAAGGGCATTCTGAATGTCGGTGTTCAATTCCCAAGGTGAGAAAGGTTCACCACCTGTCCCTGCGTATCTATCTTCAGGGATAACTGTGTCAGCTGAAGTGATCCAAATGAATGGAGTTTCTTCGCTTCCTGAGTAATCCTCTAGCCCTGCTGTCCACGGATATTGTTCACCGAAAGCATTGACTTGAATTATCATGCAGTTCCCACCGCTGTTGTACCACTCAGTTGTCCATCCGAGTGGCTCAAGAACTCTGTCAAGTCCTTCCATTATTTCTCTGCAAGTCATACCCATTAGATTGACACCACTTTTCCGATTTGAATTTCTCGGTGCCAAACACCGTGATACTCGGCACCGTGCCAACCCTCTTTGAAATCTTTATCCCAAACTAGGTATTCTTTTTTTAACGCTTTCAAATTTTCCTTCTCGGAATCTCCAATCACACAGAATGTGTAGTTGCCGTATTCCATTTGGCTCATAATCATTACTTTCCCTCCTTCACTGCTTTAACTCTGCTTGCACGAAGAATGATTTTGTTTGTTATTTGTTGTTTCGCCCATTGAGCGTCTGTCAATTCCTGACAGTTTGTTGATAGTCCAATTCGAGCATGAACGTCATCTATTGTGAAGTTGCCTTCTTTTATCATCTCAAGTCGGGCGAAAACCTTGCCCCAATTCTTTTCCGTGATGTTTTGAAAGCCGACAATCATCATCCAATGAATCAATGCTTCGGTAACTGGGTATTCATCATCTTCCATCAAGCGTTCCCAGTTTTCACACTTGCTTATGTTCCAATTCAAACTCATTACTTTCCCTCCTTACAGGATCGGTAGTCAACCATTCTTATGTTTGAGTATTCTTCAGTAAGCCCTTGTTCATGTGCTGAACTTTTGATCGCATCAATCGCGAACGAGTGAGCATCAATGGCTTCAGGCAATGCGTCTTTTGGAAGTTGTACGTATCCCATCCAGTTGCCTAACTGGATTCGGATGTTCCAAGTTTCTGTTTCTGTTTTCATGTTTTTAGTTTCTCTCCTTGTGAGATTCAATGATCTGTTTGACCATTGCTTTTTGTTCACCTATTCCGCAGTTACCTTGCATGACTTGATATGGCTCAACGCTTATATCAGTCAAAGCAAGTGCTTCGGTTAGGCGAGCAAAGTATGTCTTGGGTAGCCAAGAGTCGATCTGATAGTTGTTGTCTGAAAGAAGGTAAGCATCTTTGACAATTTGAGTGAGTTGTTCAGCAATGTAACCAACGGTGATGTCTCCTTCATCTCCCATCTTTACGTCATAGGGAGCCACCATTGCGTCAGGGTTAACGAGTCCATGTTTTGCTGAGAGGATGAACACGAAGTCGCAATGTCTCTCAGCACATTCAAGTTGTGCTTGGAAGTTGGTGCTTGTGTAAAGATTCCTAGCTTCTGTTGGATGATCTGTCTTAGCTGATCCGCATGGGATGATCCCGATTGATACTTCTCTAGCTTGAACAGCTGGATCACGGAAGAAGCGGTTGGTTCTCATCGTGTGTCGAGCCATATATTTCCCGACTGCTGTTGCTATTCTTTCTGTGCTTGTTGTTTCTGCTCTCATGTTTTTCTCCTGTTTTTGTTTTTTATTTTTCAAATTACTAAAAAAAAGGGTCATTGTCAATAATTATGACAACAGAAAACCCTTATTTATCAACAAACAGTTGCTATTAATAAAGCGCCTTATTCTTTTATGTCCAGCGGTACTGGCGAAGCTCGCGTTTACATGGCAATATTTTCTTAGCTGGTGCAGTATCTACATACCTCGCTTCTATATAGACGGACAAGAGGACACACCTGGATTTCGCAACCGCCCGATCCAGCTGAACACAACTACTGCACCAGCAACACTCTTATGGTTCCATGCTTAGACTGTCATACGCTCATACCAACCGGGTCCAGATGCTCGAAATGTCGCAGAGCTAAAGAAAGAAACCGACCTCAACGCCCTGCATATCGCAAGGCATACAACGACCCTGTATATCAAATGAATAGAAGGTACCTCCTAGCTTCTTCTTACACTTGCAAAATATGTGGACACCTACTTGGCAGCCAAGCAAAAACTTTCACAGCTCAAACAAAACACAGTTGCAAACCTGAAGTAGATCACATCATCCCCCTATCCCAAGGAGGGACTAACAACCTTAAAAACCTACAAGTCGTATGCCGGAGCTGTAATCAAGAAAAACGTCAAGAAGATAG